TTCTTCGCCAGCAAGTTCGCGGACTGGATTTCGGCCAGCACGCGCATGACCGGGCCTTCGCCGTACACCTTGGGCGTCTCGGGCAGCCACCGGAAGTCGATAACCGGCATCTCGAAGAAGCCGCGCATGCCGACGATCGTCCTGTCCTCGAACGCGATGTGCGTGGACTTGAACCTGAACGGGCTGCGGCCTTCGTTGTAGTCGGCGCTCGGGTGGATGCAGTGCACGAAGCGGAAGCGGCGGTCTTTCTCGGTCGGAGACTTCGCCGCACCAATGATGCCCTTCGGCAAGCGCTCGCCGAACTTCTCGTAAGCCTGCGCTGCGGTGTACTCGTAGTACCGATACCACGTGTTCATCACGTCGTTCTTATCGGTCGCGATGTAGCACTCGCCGAGCGGCATGTACTGGTAGCGGATCATCGCGTCGTCGGTCAGGTTTTCGTCCACCCAAACGAACGCGTTACCGAACTGGATCGTACGTCGAAGCGCCGTCTGCCACGCGGGCACAAAGCCGCTGTCGGCATCGTACCGGATCGAGAACATCAAATTGCGGATGTCTTCGAGCCACGACTTTTCTTCGTCTGACGTACGGCCCGGTTTTCGGGTGAAGTCGGTAATGCCGAGCCCATGCCAATACTCGGACTGCGGCGTGACGATCGCTTCCATGCCGGATGCAAGTCGATCGACGGCATTGATCGCGGTAACGTCGTAAATGTCCTTCGACGCCTGCGCCGCGCTGGGCTGTTGGCCTGCGATGCCAGCGCTCGCGTTCGGAGCACCGGCCATGTTGAAGTCGCCAGCATCGGGGGCCGCGACTTTGCGCACTTGCTCCCACGCAGCTTCAAACGGGGCACGAGCCACCGAGAGCTGTGTGAGGCGTTCGATGTGGTCGTCTGCGGCCCTATCGGCCATTACATGGGCCTCGCCTTGGTTACGTCAATGACTTTCCCGGCCGGGTTCGGAAGGCTCAGTGAGACACCGAGCGCGAACTGTCGGGGAACGTCTTTGATGTTGTTGAGATTGACGCCTTCGAGCCCTTGGTTGTCCTTGACGGCTCGGGCGATCTTCGATGCGATGGACGGGGCACACATGGTCAGCCGCCGAGGACGACGCCAGAGACGTTCGCCTTCGTCACGTCGCCGAGCCCGCTGGTCAGGATGTTCGCCGCAAAGCCGGCCGTACTGAGGGGATTTTTCATCCGCTCCTTTTCGGCCTCGGCTTGGATTTCCGCGCTCGTCTTAGTTGGCGCTGGCGTCGGTGCCGGAATTGACACCGGCTTGGACTTCCCGAAGATGCACATAATCGCGTTCGTACTCTCTCGTTGTGTACGCGAGTTGAACGGACGGCTCGCCTGTGACGGTGGCGCCGAGGATGTTCCAACTCTCGACAGTCATGCCGAACTTGAGCAGCCACGAAATCGAATGCTGCGATGAAAGTGGGACGCGGACTTCGATGCGCCGGCCCTCGTCCTTCCCGAAGAAGTTGGGGAGCCACCACGTCTTGACGAAGTGCGTCACGGCCGGGATCACACGCGTCGTATTGTCGGTGCCGAAGCCCCACAAGTGGACGTGACCTTTCGTGCCGTACGCGCCCCACACAAAGACGGGCTCGCCGCGAAGACTGAACAGGAGGGCGTCTTTCTGCGTCCCAACATGCAGCGCGTCTTCGAGGGTGGCGCCGGCCGCTGCGAACTCCTTACGGTCGATGTCTCGCAGACCGGCCATGATGTGCAGCACGTCTTCCTTGTCGGGACGGGCGCGGACAGAGATGTCGGTTCGCTTCATGCCGCGTACCTCGAAAGGTTCTTGATGAGATGACGAGCAACGGCACGCGTGCAGTGAAGCTGCGTCTGGACGGTCTTAGTGTCGAGCCGGGCACCCTTCGAGCGGACGAGCTTCTTGAACTTCGTCGCGACGTGGGGCGGCACTTCGGTCAGGTCGTCATGCTTGTCCACTGCGATTGGCCGTCCCGGTGGCGGCAGAACATAGCGTTGGGTGTGCGCGGAGAAGTAGGCGTACAGGGTGCCGTCGCTGTCCTCGAACCACTCCCCGAGCCGGCGCTGTGCTGCGAAGGCGCCTTGAACGTCGCGCTCGAATAGCTCGGCCGATCGCTCGTCAGGAAACGCCTTCGTGAAGTGGATGACCACACTCCGGGGGTTGCCCGCCTGAAGGGACGCGCGGCGCTGGGAAAGGTGCGCGGTGCGGCCGACCTTGACGAACGACGTGCCGGCCTCGCCCATCAGATAGACGAGCTGGTTCATAGGAGCCCCGATTTTTGCTGTTTCAAGTCGGCCGCTATAGGGGTAGCGGGATAATTCTGTTTCGACTCCCAGCCTCAAATTTCCGGGCAAAGCGTCGAAGTTTTACGCCGACTGTCAGTGTCCTCGGTCGCGTTAGCCGGCTCGGCCGCCGCGCCACGGGCTCAGGGGGTCAAACCCTGCATCCCCAAGTGGTGGACCGCCATTGCGTCCAACCATAGATGGCGCCCACGGGCTGGATTGGTCTTGGACAAGGTCGCGCGCCCAATCGGGAACGACGCCGATGCCCTCGGGAGTGACCGCCGCGTACCGGAAACTGTCGGCGCCGTGGCTCGCCCAATTGTGCAGGGGCTTGTCGGAGAGCTGCCGCGTGTCGTCGTCCCACTCACGTTCATAGCTGTCCAGCGCCGCCAGCCCGTCCGCACACTTGGTCGCGTCGAAGTGGCACCGGGACAGCATCGCCCGCGCAGCCTGAATGCCCTCGTCCACCGAGAGCTTCGGGGCCACGACGAAGTGGATGCCGTGGTTCCTCGCGATGTCCAGCGTGGTCGCGTCGAGGGCGAAAATCTTGTGGTTCAGATCGTGCGGGCCGACGTGCCTGACGATCGGGTATTCCTTCTTCGCCAGCACTCCCGCGTAGTGAGGCAAGCCGTGGCCGCGCTCCTCGTGGTAGTCGATGACGTTGATGGCGCCGCGCACTCGCTGGAAAAACCAGATCGCGGTGGCGTCACGATGCCCGATGTCCCACGAGCATTCGACCGGATAGCGGCCATCGTACGGGACGGCACCGATCCTGCCCTGTCTGCGCGCCGTGTCCAGCTCTCGCCGATAGATGGCGCCGATGTTCGCGCTCTCGAAGCTGCACCCGTACTCTTGGTCGGCGATCTCCTGCGGCATACCTGCGCGGATGTCGTCGTCGATGACGGACTGCGGGATAGCCTTCGTTTGGGCCACCGAGGCGATTTGGCAGTACCACAGCGGGTTGTTCTTGTTCGCTTCGTAAAGCTGGTACAGGTGGTTCTTGCCGCGCGGCGTGGAATTGAAAATGGCCCACCCACCGTTCTCGGCGAGGATCGGGCTCATGTAGCGCCAAGTGGTCGGGCTCGTCAGTGCGTACTCGCTGAAGACGATGCCGACATAGTTCGTGCCGACGATGGCGTCGTAATTGTCGGCACCCGCAACTTGGATCGTCGAGCCGTTGGCCAGCTCGATAAACATCTCGTCGTTGCGTACTCGCTTACGAAGCACAGGCGGGATCGCTTGATCGATTACCCTGCGCCCTTGCTTGTCGATGCTGTCCCACAGCGCTTTACGGGCCTGTCTCGCTGTGGGGAACAGGTACAAGTACCCGCCCACTCGCTGAAACGCCGCCATCGCCATGAGATTGACGCACATGCTGTCTTTGCCGGCGCGTCGATGGTACACAAGGAGGAAACGCTTAATACCGCGCTCGAACGATTGAAAAACTGGAAGCTGGTAGTGCCTCGGGTTCCATTTGTTCGGCAGTTGGACCTGTCTCGACAAGGCCAGTCCTTACGTTCTGTGCCGCCTGCACGAGCAGTGCAACAAACAACTCGTCCGACATCCGACCGCGAGCCTTGTTAACCCACGTCGCGACAATACGGACATTCGACTTGGTGTACCCCTTGAGGGGATCGATCCGATCGAGTGACGGGGCCAGCGGGTGCGCTTCGCCGTTGATGCGGCCGGCACCGACAACCAGCGCTAGTCCAGTCAATGCGCATGCCGTCGTGGCGCGTGCTTCCGCCGTCCAAGCATCGTCAAGATCGCAGACACCGTACTTGTCGGGGTTCTTCTTTGAGCGAGACCGCGCAGTACTGACAAGCTCGTCGATCCAGCGTACACTCGACATCCGGCGCCGGTACGCCTTAGTGCGCGCTTTGACGACTTCCTTGTTTCGCTGATACCGAGCCCGATACCATTCCGCGCTGGCGCCCATGAAGACCTTCCGAAAAAGAGGAAGCTCCCCGGCAGCCTGTGTGGGCCACCGGGGCGCTCCGATAGAGCCTCGGGCTTAGTGGTTGCCGAGGTAGAGGTAGTGGATCGTCACCGTGCCGTTCACGATCAGGTTGCAGGCGGTGCCCGTAACGTTGTGATCGGTGTCGTCCACCAAGAAGTTCAGGTAGATGTCGGACGGCGTGGTGGTGCCGTCGAGGTAGAGCGCGGCAGTGGACACGCCCTTCGCCGTGGTGGCGCCGGAGACAGCCTGCGGCGTGGCGGTCGTCGGAATGATGTTCTGCTCGGTCGAGGCCAGCGAGGCGTTGTTGCTCGCGGTCACGGTGCCGATCGAGAAGTCGCCGTCCCAATCCGCGTTGACGCCAGCCGAAGACTTGGTCAGCGCGAGAGCCGCGACAGCGCCGAGGATCGCGTACGCGCCTTCCGGCATATCCACGATCTTGAGGCCGCCGTAGGCAACCACGCCAGCTTCGTCAGCCAGGGCAACTGCAACGTCGTCGAAGGTCAGCTCGATGGTGCGGTAGTGGCCGGCGCCCTTGCTTACGCCAGTGAGGCCGGTGACGGTCGGCATCGAAGCCTCGCCCTGCTGGGCAATGCTGTGCGGATCGCCGAGTGTATCGAATGCAGTCATGTAGGAGTGTACTCCGTTCGTC